ACTTGGAATTTTTTTCGCTTGTAACTTATTGATTTAGTTAAACAATAAAAAAAATTCCAAAAATTCCAACTTTTTTTGGGAGTATGTCAGGTTAAAAGCAGTTTTTTTCATATCAAGAGAGTCTTGCATAGAGTGCATATTAGTAAATAAAAAAATCGCCTGCAAAGTCCCGTATACTTAAAAAAACATGGAATTTTTGGAATTTTTGGAATTTTTTATATATTATTATTATTATTATTATTATTTAATTAATAAATACAAGGACTTAGCGATTTTCACCAACAAAAAATCAAGCACTTACCTCAACCCCAAACTTGGAATTTTTCTTAGAATTTTCCATCAAACTTGGAATTTTTTACCCACCACCTCAAACTAACTAAATAAACTAAAGGGGTATTGTTATATGTAAAGTTATGTTATACTTATAACAGATGGGAGAAGTAAATTAACTCACCATCTACTTAGCGTCGTATTTTTATTTAATCTTCCACGTCCACGTGGAAAACCTTAGGAGAATGTCATGGATAACAACCAAACTGCATTGAACGCTGTATTAACTTATAGACTCAAGAACACACAGGCTATCATCGAGGAGATTTTTACCCCAATGCAACGTGCTGAACTGCAACAACGTATTGACTCACTTCGTGCTATCCAAGTTGAAGACGAATACATACAACAGAATGTAGTTGACTACATGGTAACGACCTTTCGCTAATTAGTTTTTCACTACATGGTGGAACGTAAAACTTCCACCTATTCCATTTCTATTTATCTATTTTTATTTAGGAGAAGTTATGAGTGCAATCAAAAGACAATACATGAACTGGTGCGAGCAACACAATATAGAACCTGAAGATGACCTTGCATGGCTTCACAAAGCAGTCGAGCAACCACAATGGGTCAACGACTTTAACAACTGGCTAGACCAAATCACTTATAAGCATCCACTATCAGATGGAGAACTAAATGACATGAACAACACGAACATGGAGAACGACAATGATTGATGAATCTTTTACACCACAGTGCAAGTTATGTGGTTCTATCTATGATAAGCGTCGCTTTGATATAGGATTCTTATTCTGCATGCCATGTGGTAACGACGTAGCCAAGCAAGTCAAACGCACAGTAGTGCCAATGCACAAATCAAACTACATGATGGTCACAAACCGAGATGACTTAATCGGTATTAACAACAAGGGAGGACTTGTCAAATGATAACCAATGAACAGAAGAAAGGGGAGTGAAATGGGATATAGGTCAGCAGTAGCATACACGATCAGGTTTATACCTGATGAAAACGAGAAGCCTTTAGGCAAGGTGCGTGATTCATTTTATACATTCTTAGCCGAAGCGAAAGCCAAGACAGAAACACAGTTATGTTTCGACGAAGACCAAGCCATGAATGTCAAAGAGGAAAATGGCGAGGGGTTTTATGTTAATGAGCAAGAGATGAAGATTGACTTCCTTGCGTGGCACGTCAAGTGGTATGACGGCTATCCTGATGTCGATTGTCATGAAGCGTTACTCTCATTAGCGCAAGAGTGGTGCGAAGATGAAGCGACAGGTAACCCATATATCGGTGGTGCTTATGTAAGGATTGGCGAGGAAGTAGATGACAACGACGAGCGATGGTTTGGAACTGCCGAGAGCGACTGGTTATCTATCAGTAGAACTATATGTAGAGATGGGAAAGAGATATGAGAATAACAGTTGAAAGACGTAGCGTGTATGGCAACGAGATGATATACCCCAAGTGCGAGACTGCGAAACTATTGGCGAAACTAGCCAACCATGTGACGCTAACCAAGCATGATATATCAGTTATTAAACAATTAGGCTATGAAGTTGTATGCCTAGCAAACGAAATAACTTTATAGAATAAAAGACTTGTATAATATGTAAAGTTATAGTATACTTATAACAGTTGGGAAAGGAATATTTATGTTAGAAGATATCGTAGTGAAGTTAGTAATCGTAGGTGCTTTAATCTATTTAGCCTTCCACGTTATAGTGGATTTTCATTTAATCAATTAAGGAGAAGTTATGGACAGTATTAGAACCAACCTAGAAATGCCTGAGCATTTAATCTCACTAGCGACAAGCGCAGTATTAGTAAGCGTCGATGTCAGCGTGTGGTCAGCAACGAAACAAGATAGGGGTATCAGTGATGAGGTTACTACATCAAAGAATGCAGACAAGTCGGCAGGTCGCTACGTTAAGAATCTATTGGCGAACCACCCGTCGCACAAAGCCATTGTGAATTATAGGCAGACTATATATAACTGGCTTCAGCGTCGCACTTATAAGTGGAATCAGTCACAAGAATTACTACCATGCGTTGACCTACCCAAGTTTAAGCAAGAGTGGCATGAACATGAAACTGCGTTCCACGTCCTCGTGGATACGTTTAAGAACCAGTATGATTCTATCGTATCGGATATGGCTTTCAAACAAGGTGATATGTTTAACAGAAATGATTATCCACCCAAAGAACAGATTACATCAAAGTTTAGTCTTAACTTGTATGTGAGCGAAGTGCCTGTTAATGACTTTAGATGCAATATTGCAAGGGATATCGCAGATGATCTTTTTAGTTCATTGTCCAAGCAATCCAAGTCAATTATAGAGAACATAGCGAACGAACAAGTCGAAAGGCTAATAGATGTGATGCAGAGTATCTCGCATTGTTGTGGTGTGGACGAGTTAGTTCCGAAAGATGGTGGTGAAATAAAAACCAAGCGTCGCAAGATATACGATACGACGATACAGAAAGCGTTAGAGATGTGTGAGAGTTACAAAGTATTTAATCTTAAGCATGATAACGAGCTAGAACTGGCACGTGCATCGCTAGAGAAAGTCTTACATGGTGTTACGGCAGAGGATATCCGAGATAGTGACGCTGTGCGTTCCAATGTCAAAGAGGGGGTTGATGGCATTTTGTCGAAGTTCGGTGCATTTAGTTGTGTATAGGAGGTTTCATGGATGAAGCATTAATGCAGTTTTATGAATGGAAAGAATGGGCAGTGCCATTCACACCCGAAGGGGAAAAGTTGTATGAAGCACAGAAGACAAGCTGGTTGGCTTGTTGGGAATTTTTAACTAATCAAAAGGAGAAGTAAATGAGTAAAATGAATTTTGTTCCAACAGTATCTATCAACGAGTTGCGTAAACTCATTCCTGTAATAGCATCAGAATTGACAGTAGTCATAACTAGCGAACCTGGTTGTGGCAAGACAAGTCTATTAAAAATGATGGAAGAAGATCTTGGAGATGCTTACCAATATATCTACGTTGACTGTCCTGTAAAAGATATGTCAGACATAGGTATGACAATACCGAACCACACTACCAAGACCCTTGAGTATTATGTGTCTAGTCTATTCTGTTTAGATGACCCAAGACCTAAGGTTATTTGTCTAGACGAGTTCATGAAGTCACCCAAGTTATTGCAAGTTATCTTTACTCGCATGATGTTAGATAAAATGGTAGGCGATGTTCCACTACCACGTGGAAGCCTAATCTTTGCAACGAGTAACAATGCTTCCGATGGTGTAGGCGACTCAATGCTTGCTCATGCTGGCAATCGTGTATGTAAGGTAGAGATGGCAAAGCCTGATACTAATACTTGGCTTCAATGGGCATCAGATAATAATATCTCTCGTGTTGTCAGAGCGTTCGTTGCGTTGTTCCCAAGAGTTCTCGCATCATATAGAGATGGCAACCAAGACGATAACCCATACATCTTCAAACCTAACATGAACACCTTGTCATTCTGTTCGCCTCGTTCCTTAGCGAAGTGCGACGTGATTGTAAAGAATAGAGATGTCTTAGGTGAGAATGCAACAATGGTCGCACTTGCAGGCACTATCGGTCAGAGTGCATCGGCAGATATGTCAGCGTTTCTATCGCTAGAGAAAACCTTAATAGATGTAAAAGATATTCTCAAAGCACCAGAGTTAGTAAAGATACCTGACGAGATATCAGCGCAGTTAATGATTATGTTTCAGGCAGTAGATGTATTAGAGACGCAAGACGAGTTGACGAAGTTCATGTCATTCGTTAATAAGATTCCTAGTTCAGAAGTCCAAGCCGTATTCTTTACTATGATGATGCGTAATGCAAAGGCAATTAAGTTGGCTCGCAATAATGCACAGATTGCAGAGTGGGCTAAGAACAACCATGAATTATTTTAAGGAGAAGTAAATGTTAAAGACATTAAATATAACAGACGAAGAGTTTACTAGATTAACAGACCAAGCAACAATAGATATGTATGAAGAATACTTATCGGAATCAGAAGATAAAGTCACTAGCGATCTTCGTGAAGACACATTCATCAATGGGTTTCGATTAGGTATGAAATTCGTAGCCTTATTAATTAAGAAACAGATAGAAGGAGAAAGTAAATGATTACGATAACACCAAGCGAGTTTATTTTAATAATATGGGGGATAGTTATGACTGTCTTATGGCAAAGAGCATTATACAAGTCAGAGGAGTTCAAACAGTTTACAGTTCGCAAGTTGCAAGAGATTGTGAAAGGCGAAGCGAAGATTGTAGACAATGGCGAATCAATCCAAATAATTAGGATAAAGGACTAATCATGGAAATGAAAAACAAACAGGAAACAAGACTGAAGAAAGCACATATCGCATTGATGAAACACCCTGAGACTGCGTTGTATTCAGGTGTGATGCTTATGGGTAAGAGCGAGATAGCGGACGAAGTATTTACTGCATATACAGATGGTGTGAACAAGAGATATTCTAAGCCATTCGTTGAGAAAATACTTATCGAAGCGAAGTTGCGTGGCTTAGTCTTGCATGAGAATCTTCACGTTGCATTGAAACAGATTCCAAGAGGTAAGGATATGTTCAAGGAAGATAGACAGATTGCAAACATGGCAGCCGACTTTGTGGTCAACGACATAATAAAGAATATTACAGGAACAGTTGCGAATGGTCACGAGCCTATCGTAGAGTTACCTGATGGTGCGTTGTATGACTCATTCTTTCATAATTGGTCGATGCGTGAAGTATATAACCACATACGCAAAGAGAATCCTCAGCGACAGAAACCTAGTGATAGCTCATGTGATGAGCCTACCAAAGGCGATGGAGATGAAGATAGTAGTCCACGTGGTAGTGGAACGATATATGCGAATGGCAAGCCTTATGATATTGGGCATCAATTCGATGAACATGACTGGGAATCGTATGTCGAAGGACTCAGCGACGAGGAACGCAAGGAGTTGGGAGATAAGATTGACCGAGCCTTGCGTGAGGGTGGTATGCTTGCAGGTCGTATGGGTGGCAAGATGCCTAGACAGATTAGTGACTTGCTTGAACCGAGAGTAGATTGGCGAGAAGTCTTGCGTGAGTTTGTCGCTTCCACGATGAAAGGGAACGATGAATACACATGGCGCAAGATGAGTAAGCGTCACATGGCTAATGACATTTATCTACCAAGCATGGAGAACGAGACGATCGGTGAGGTTGTCGTTGCGATAGATACTTCAGGTTCAATCGGTGAGCGTGAGTTGACAGAGTTTGCAACGGAACTGGCATCAATCGTCGATCTTGTGTCGCCTGAAGCAGTTAGAGTTATATGGTGGGATTACGATGTTCATGGTGAGCAATACTTCAAGCCTGAACATTACAGAGATATTGCATCATTACTAAAACCCTTAGGTGGTGGTGGCACTAGAGTCTCATCAGTCAACCATTACATCAATGAGAAGAAGATTAACGCAGAGTGTGTCATCGTGTTTACCGATGGTTATGTAGAAAGTGACATCGAGTGGACAATCTCTTCCCCTACCCTGTGGATGGTAACTCAGAACAAAGCACTTGAAGTCCCATCAGGTAAGAAAGTCGTAGTTAACAATGATTGAAGTATTCACCAATTACGTAAGAGCAAACGCTCGAGTTAATTATGTTAATGGAGAGATAGCGTATTCACGTGATTGGCAAACCCAATTTATAAGGATATGTATGCCTGATGGAAAAGAACAATGGTATAGCACCAATGCGAATGACCCTAGATTTGCAAACGATATAACAGAGTTGTTAAAAGAAACGCATGGGGATAGAGCATATTTCTATGCGTTGGAAAGAGTAGTTAGTGAGAGTAGTAGTAAGGAAGAAGTAAAACTATGGAAAGCAGTATTAACTTTATTAGACAAGGAGAAGTAAATGGATAGCACATTGAATTGGAATAGACTTACAAACATAACTAAAACTGTGAAACCCTTTCGTGGAACAACCAATAGGTTTCCTATCGCTAATAGATCTCATAATACAAAGTGTTTTTATGTAGAAGAGTTAGATGGCGAAACTGTATACCGAGTGACGTATGGCTATCATTACAAAGAAATCTTCCATACTAAAGAAGAATGGGAGAAAGACCCAAATAAAATCTCTTGTAGAGACTGGGAAGAAGATGAGAGCAAGAAGTATGTTACCTACACTACTATACCTAGAGACTTAGGCATCGTGCGTTCTGACAACACGTTTCAGTTTACTGCCAAATACTACGGACAAGGTGACAATACTATGCTTAGTGGTTGGGGGCAAGGTTGGTTCTTTAGTAGTTCACGTCATGGTGGAATGGTATATATGAACGCATACAGAGGTGATGATAGAAGTATCTTTCATCCGATATTCGAAGGTATGCGAATCAACATGAATACTATGATGCCCCATGAATCTTCTAACTATCAAGTGTTAGGTAGACGTGTATCACGTATTGATGCCAAGAAGTTTTTAACTAGATACGAAACATTCTACAAAGTAAATGAGGTTATGTTCAAAACGATTGATTGGAAGACATTGATGGATACGGCAGTCGACGTAGTAAGTTCATTGGTAGATGAAAGTGAGTTACAAAACTATTACATCAGTAGCACATCAAACGAGAAAATAATAACGTGGGCAGACGATAACATTGACGTAGCACCACTTGACTCAGCCCTAGCATTTGCAGTTGGGCATGACATAGGTAATATGTATCGACGAATGAGAGCGCACGCTATTGACTCAAACAGTAATCAATTCCGTTGGATGGATTCAGAGCCAATGAATCTCTACGCAAATCTCAAGCGTAAGTTGAATCATGAACTATACAAGCGTCACCATGGAGTAATGAAAGACGTTACGTTCCCGATGGGCAAACCATATCCAGCAAGTAACTGGGGGATACGAGTTATGGTTGATGGTAAAGAAGTAAAACAATACTAAGGAGAATCATGGTTGAAATAGAAAAAGTAGAGATGCCCTACAAGGAATACGTTATTTCGGACAAGGTAGACGAGAGCCTAGCATATCTTTCTAACTATACTGCTCGACGTGTTAGGTATAAGTTTCCTAATGGATACGGCGCTAGTGTTGTTATGGGTAATTTGTTTTATTCCGATGAGGGGACAGGTTTATATGAATTATGTCCCATGAAAGATAATGCGTTGTGGTATGACGCAGTAGACCCTAGCAACAATGATGTGTATGGGTATCTCAATGATGAAGAGTTATATATTTTATTAACGAAAATTTTAACGAAGGAGAAGTGAAATGAAATACGCAATAGAAGGAATTACAAAGCAAGCAACAATAGACTATATCGAGAGTTCACCAGTAAAGAAACTCATATATGAATTGAATTACAAGTATGGCTTAAAAGCGTTGACTGTAATAGCAGTCGAAAAACGAGGGGAAAATGTCCGTCACGAGGTTGTGTTAACCGACCCTATGGGTGGGTTTGCCGTAGGTAGAGTATGGACAACAGTAGACAATAAAGACATCGTGTATCACTATCGTTCGCCTTACGCTTCAAAGGATAGAGGTAGGACTAGTGAGGATAGAGAAACTTATTATGGTAAGAAATTATCATCTTTGATGAGTGTGCTAAAAACTAACGAAGTAATACCTACTAAAGATAGTCCACAACTATTAACTATTCATAATCGTATTTTCGCCAATGCTAATTACTCTTTACAAGAAACACACGGTAAACACAGAAAAGATGTAGAGTTAACTTTAGATGAACAACATTCTTTATTGAGATACGCACTAGGTGAAACTACTACTCTATTTGATGAAAATAAATGTAAAAAAATACTTGACAAATATAATACGTTAGATAAAATAAAACAAGAATCAGACGAAGATGTAGATAGGTTCTTCAACAAAGGTTTCTATGCAGTTGGTGTAGATATGTTTAATCATTTAATAGTGGGGAAAGTTGTGAAAAATAAATCTAGTTACGAAATAGTAGAATCATTCGAGAGGGTGATGGACTTCAGTAAGCATGAACATCTACAAGCAATCATGACTATGCAAAAAGTTTATCATGAGCAACAAGGTAAATACACTAAGTTCTACGGAAATTACATTCCACTATACAGTGGATACCTAAAAGACCTAGACATCATTCAGATGAATAATCGTGAGCCACACATTCATGACTTAGCTTGGACTCTTATCCCATGCACAGCACTTTCCGTATGAAGATAGAAATGCTTAGCCCAATAGCACATCAATATACACATGGGCTATATCGTGTGCCGTTACATAAAGACGGAAATCATTACACACTATTTGTAGCCGATGGGTATAAGAGAGACTTTGACGAGAACACTTTACCTGATGAGATCAAAACTAAGATAGCCATGATACTTGCGAGAGATAAACAAATCGCACATGACCATGAGTTAACACACTTAGGATTGATGGCATCTGTAAAAGATGATGCGTTAATAGACGTGGGGTGGCAAAGGAGTGAAAGTTGGTTCATCATCGTGTTACCCATAGCATCGTTAATGAAACTAAGAGGAGAGAATAATGGCGCAGACACCTGAAGCAAAAGTTAAAAAGAAAGTAAAACAGTATCTTACCACTAGAGGTATTTATTTTACTATGCCGTTCACTGCTGGTTTTGGGGCGAACGGAGTGCCTGACATACTTGTGTGTTATCAAGGAAAGTTTATAGCGATAGAGTGCAAGGCTAATGGCAACAAGCCAACAGCATTACAAGGAGAACACATGAAGAGAATTCAACGTGGGGGTGGAACGGCAGTTGTCGTTGATGAAAGGAATGTCGACACAATGCTAGAGGGATTATTTGATGATACAGATGATGGGAGATGCTAGATAACTGGCTTCAATATGACCGACCAAGATAAAGAATATTTAAGAGATTTGTTTGCGTGCTTCGCCATGAATGCGATAGTAAGTCGAGGTATAAGAGAAGAGATAGTAGATAGTGTTGCAGAAAACTCTTATATGATGGCAGACGCTATGATGGAAGCCCGCAACAAAAAAGAACCCAAGATGGGTATAACCGCAGTAAACCAACCTAAGAGGAGAAGTAGAAATGAAAGTAAGTAAAATCCAAGCAGTAAAAAACTTGATGGACAAAAACCCTAGCATGACCGCATCTGAGATATCCAAGAAGTTAGGAATTAAGATTGGCTATGTCTACACAATGATGTCTAAGATAAGAAAACCAAAATTTGATATTAAAAAGATAGAAGCCGTTTTACAGGAAGAAGCATCACCCCCAGTAAGCGTCGAACAGGTAAAAGATTTTGTATATAGCATTTCACTAGGACGTGGAACAGTAGATAACGTCAATCATCCATCCCATTACAAGACAGGTGGCATTGAAACAATCGACTTCATTGAAGCGAAGCAGTTGGGATACCATCTCGGTAACGTCGTCAAATATATTACTAGAGCAGACCACAAGGGTAACAAGTTGGAAGACTTGATGAAAGCCCAATGGTATTTGAGCCGTGCGATAGAGAACGAGGAGAAGAATAATGGATGAAGGATTTGTAATATTACTACTGGCAGGTATCCTTGTTGTAACTAGTGGTATTGGTGGATGTATGTATGGGATGCCTAAATACAATGTCTATCATCAACAGATGGAAGGCGAAGCCGAATTAGCGAAAGCAAACTTTAGCAAACAAACTGCTATACAAGAAGCCCACGCTAAGATGGAATCCGCTAAGTTGCTTGCAGACGCAGAAGTGATCAGGGCTGAAGGAGTTGCAAAAGCTAATAAGATCATTGGCGATAGCTTGAACAACAACGAAGCGTATTTGCGATATCTGTATATCAATAATCTTGAACACACGCAGAATCAGATTATCTATGTGCCGACTGAAGCGAATCTACCTATTTTAGAAGCAAAGCGTAAGTAATTTTTTGGGGGGTAAGGTTCATGCCTTGCTCCCCTTTTTTGTAACTATACACCACGTTATTTAAGGAAACTAATTTATGTCAACAAGCTCTTTCCCAAGTCCACCACCATTGAGTATATCTTTACCAAATTTAAATATACCATTACCACAAGCACCACCCGAGTATTTACCAAATGAAATAGCTGAATATTTAAAGAGTATGGGTTGGGAGATGAACATGAACGGTTCACAATACTTTTTTAGATCGTTGAATGGTCGCCCAGCAGGTTATTACAGTTGGAGTGAAGCAGTAACGTATTGCCTAATTAAACCATTTTTAAAGGAGGAGTAAGATGAGTGAAGAAAAACAAATTGATATTAGCAACGGAGTGAACATCGTGTTGGCAAGAATGGACACGCACCCTGAGGAGTTTTGGGGCGAGTGCGAGAAGTGGCGCTTCATCTATAAAGAATATTTTAGAGATGCCATGACAGAAGTGCAGAAGGGACAGATCTTCGAGAAAATCAAACAGATTCGCATGGAAGAATTTAACCACATGGTATTTGCTACGCTGACCGAAGAGGAAGAAAAAGAAGAGGAAGAGGACGGTTGGACACCATCCACAGGAATATTTGGAAGTGCGCCAATGAAACGTGAAGGCAGTTCGGTTAACTACCATACTAAGTGGAAGGCAAAGAAATGAACGGTGGAGTAGAAATATTATTAGCGAGGATGGATACGCACCCTGAGGAGTTCTTTCAAGACAGTAGGTGGCGCAATCTTATTATGGACTTTGTTAGGGACTTACCTAAAGAGGATGTTCAAGCATTAGAAAATAAACTGAAAGAGTGTCGTCAGAAAGAATTTACAGGGATAGTCTTAGAGCGCTTGGTCAATGAAGAGAAGGAAGATAAAAGACTTATGAGAAATTATAGTAATCCGATGATGTTTCATGGCTTTACGCAATTAGATGCTGATGAAGAGGATATGAAGGAAGACGGACTGAGCGATGCACAGATTGCAGTAATTAAAAAGATGAAAGGTGAGAAATGACAGCAAATGAATTAATAGATAAGTTAGAAAGTGTAAGTATTAGATTGCTGGGTAAAGAAACTGAGCAAGCAGGTAGAGCTATTATTCTTTACAGAGAATCAGCGATTATGCTACTCCAACAAGCCCAAAAAATAGAAGCGTTGAAAAAAGAACTAGCACTACAAAGACTATCTGATTTTAGTCAAGAGATTGAGGATAGGGAATCTGCTATATACGCAACTGGCTATTGGAAAGGCATTGAGTATAAAAAAATGCGTGAATTAAGTGATGCAACAATACGAGAACTGTCAGTTGCTTTTATGTTGGTATTACGCAGAACTCCTGAAGATGAACTTTTTGAAAATGTATATGAATATTCAAAATTACTATTAA